TTGTTGTTTCTTTTTAAGTATGCAGGGTAATCTGTTTCGTCTTCTGTCGCGGGTTGCCAGTCGTCGGTTGGGATTATCCAGAAAAGATTTTTTTGCCAATCGGGGGCGTCCATATAACGAGGGTCTTTGTGGTTTACATACCAGAGGACAACGCTCGGGACCGTAATGGCGGTGACACCCCGCATAATCGTCCGTTCAGGATTCTGCCGCCATTGCCGCGTCATCCGGTCAATCCCCTGAATGGAGGCATTCAGAAACGCTGTTTGCGCGGCCCACTGTTTTAATGTTTTGTTCCTCCCTGATTGCATGAGATCAGGCAAGACTTCTCTCGACGCATACCCTACTTCGGTGTATTTCGTTATAGACGGAAGACCCTCCGTCCGCTTTAACATTCTCTTGGCTTCCCCAAGGCGGGTCACTTGCTCTGACATTTCAGATAACATGCGAAAATAATCCATGGGGGATTTCACAACGTTCCAAGCGTGGCCGACGACACCGCTTTTGTTCTTAATGTCAAAAAGATCATTCTTAATATAATTCATATCGAGGGAAACCAGAGACGCCTGAAAACCTGATGATTTCAAAGTCTCTTTGTAATAACTATCTTTTTTTGAAAGAGAAATCAAACCCGACACCGCACTTACAAAAGGATTGTAGCCTGTTTTGGAATTGATATAGGCGTCAAACTGATCGCGAATAAAGTTCAAAAGCGGGAATTGAGGGGCGAGGGTTATGCCCGCGCGGCTTAACCGAGCGGGGATCGCTGTAAGTCTAAAAAACAAACTCATGGTCTCTAGGTTGGTGGCTTTAAAAGCCGCCGCCAGTTCGGGGTCCAAAATGTAGACTTCCCTTTTTCCGTTTCGCATTACGGAAATTTCGTTGTCGGCCAACGGTTCCCGCATGGCCCTAAACACCGTCAAACCCGAAGTATCCATTGCGTCTATAACGTCGTCGGGCACACCTTGCTGTTTTAAAAACGCCACCATCTCTTCGTCTTTAATGTCTACAGGACGGACGGGTGTTTCCTTCTTTTGTATCCGAAGACGGCTGACATCGACCGCTTGGCCATCCGGCGTCATTTTCCAGTTGCTATCGGAAAACTGCGTTGCCAGATCAATAAACGCAGAAGCCGCTCTATTCTTTTCCGCCAAAGCGAGGTAAGCATAGACATTTTTTATAATAGATTCAATGGGGTCAACGATTTCTAACTTGGACCCTTTGATAGCTTTTAATGGGTTCCAGGCTTCGAGACCTTGCCCGCCCGTGCCCATCCCACTTTCTTCTTCCAAAAGCCTGTGATAAGGGACATAGTATTTATTCGCCGCTAACATCGCCGCATATTCTTTTTCAGACAGAATGCCAGAATCTCTAAGGTATTCTGTCAATTCATTTTGAAAAGTGTATAAATCTTCCGCTGTTTTTTTGTACTTATCCCCGTGTCGCGCAAGCGTTTCGTCAATTTTGTCCGCGCCTAAACCGGTTTCAATGCCTCGGTTTTCTAACTCCTTGCCCCGCGCCGAGATCACATAGTCTACAAAATCCTGCAATTCATTTTTACGAACCAAGGGGGAAATGATTTCTTTGAAAGACTTACCGCGATTTTCTAAAGTGCCGTAATAAAAAGTCCCGTACTCTAAAAAATGTTTTGCTTTGCCAACAAAACCTTTTGATAGCCGCGCCAAAACAAAGGGGTCTTTTTCTTGGGGTAGGGTTTTCCCAGTGACTTTTTCTGCTTCTTTGACGTAGGTTTTTATGGGGTCGAATGCATCCACAATTTCGGCGTACCCTTTGTTTCTATACGTCGCGATCGTGCTTTTCATATTGGAGAAAAATGTGGGTTTTGGTTCTGTGAGCGAAGGCGCGGGTTTTTCTTTGGGCGCGAAAAGAGGGTCCACCGCGTCTTGGTACGCACGGGGAATCTCCGCGTCTTTCGACATAAGATCGGCGCGAATTTCAGGGTTTAACTTGGCGTCCAGTGCCACTTCCTCGGGGCGCAATCCTGTCTTCGCGTAAATGTTTTGGATTTTTTTTACGACCACGGGGGATTGTTTTACGGTGTACCCAATACTCCCAAGGGCGAACACCGTCGCCGCTGCGTTGAAAAAGTCCTCTGTTGTGGGGAGTTGGCCTTCTAACGCCGCTGTAACCGCTGTTGCCGTCAGGGCTTCGGTTGTTCCTATAGCCAACGTTCTCGCCGTGGACCCCGCAATCGTTGTGGCGACAGGGAGTTTCGCACCCACTGCTAAACCCGCCCCCGTGGCTACTGCCCCTGTGACATACGCTTTTCCTGTTTCCAGAAAAATTCCTTGCGCTCTGTTCAAAAAATCTTTCGGGTTTTTGAACTCCCCGTATTGCAAGTTGTCAATGTACGTCGCCCTTATAGCGGCGGGTAAAGCATAGGCCCCCGCACCCGCTGTGATAGGGCTGACAGGGCCTCCTCCCGCAAAAAACCCGCCGATCATAGCTGGCAAATCCCCCGCTGCCATACCTAAACCATAGCTTAAACTTTCAAGCGTCGATGCGTCTTGAGGTAAGGCATCAGGCAATTTCTGCCTAGCCCCCAACCCCGTTACACTCGCGCCCCATCCGTCGTCTAGGGCATCCATAATTGAATAGGGTTTTTGTTCCCCTTCCCCTTGCCTTGCGGACTTACCTTCGGATAATGCTTTGTTGAAATAATCTTCTAAAGCCTTAGTATTAAACGGTTTAATGCCGAACATCTCTTCTTTGAATTGATCTTCGGATTTTCCTTCCTGCGTCGCCAAGTATTTTTGGCCTTTAACCCAATCAAGAATCGCGTTGTCGGCAACCCCGTTGGCTTGCAAACGTTCTACGGCCCGTGTTCCCTCTGTCTTGTTTGGGTCTCGAATGACGGGTTCCGGCATCGTTGTTTGGGTTTCTCTTTCTTTTGCCTTCCCGTAGGCGAACACGATCTTCTCGTAGTCTGGCGTTCCCTTTTTGTCGGGGTTTTTGTCGAGCCACGCTTGGTATTCAGAAGAAGAAGGCATGATGTTTTTTCCTATTGGCCTGTTTGGTTCATAATGGCCGCGCCTTCTTGATCCCACAAGGGTATGGAATTTTGGGTGTCGCCTTCTGGGGCGGTCGTTTGGGTCATATCAGTCTCGATTTCTTTTGCGAGCAGCCCTGTGGATGGCCGCATTCCCGCTGTACCAGCGGATTTAAAACTATCTACTAATTTCCCGACATAATCTTTACTCTTGGGGTCGAATAAAGCTGTTACGCTTTTTCCGTTTTTGCGCTCTACTTCTATGTAGGTCAACACTGCTTGTTGGAATTTATACCAATTATAAACTTCCCTTGGGTCTTTAACAACACCGCCGTATTCTGTTCTAACAAAAGAAGGTTTGACACCATCAAAAAAATTCTTTTTCAATTCATTTTCTAAACCCCCCTCGCGGGTTCGTTTTCCGTTCACTTCGTCCCGTAAAATTTTCGTATCGGCAAAAGACAAACCTTTGCCGAGATATTGCACAAGGTCTTTCTCATCGTTTAACGTGTTGTTGTGGATTTTTTGGAATAGGTCTTGGAAAACCGCAGGGTCAGTTTTGGCTTCTTTGGTCGCCGTGGCCGATATAGCATTTATCAGATAGGATTTATTGCCATAATCAAGACCCGACGCGCGGACATCTTCGGCGGTTAATTTCCCGTCCAGCAAGGCGTCATACATTGTGTTCATCTGTTGTTTTTGCAGAAGGTCTCTTTGTTTTTCCTCGTTGCCCAAACGCTGTTCTTCCAAGACGCGGTTCGCGCGGACACCCTGCTCGGCCTCGCGGACAATCGTCGCCTGCTGTTCCCAGCTTAGTTTGTTGAACCAGTCGGGGAGATTCTTCTCCCGAAGCGGCGCATCGCCTTTCATCATCTCTTGTTCGGCCATCGTGTCTGGGGCTGCTGGCAAAGGCCGCGCCATGGAGAAGATTTTTGTCAGGTAGTTCTTTGTCTCGGTCGGGGCGTTATCAAGCCAGTTATCCCCATATTTGGCAATCGCGTTTTTCACATTGCCTTGGCCCCAGTTGTATGCCGCCGCCGCTTTCCGGTAGTCGCCTTTGAACATCGTCAAAAGGTCAGACATATACATCGCTTGGCCCTTAATGGCCTGATCGGGTTTCGTCGGGTCAATGTTATAGGCAGCGGCGGTGGCAGGTTGAAACTGCGCCAAACCTAGGGATCGTTTTCCTGTCGAAGGGGCCACAGGGCTTTGGGCGTTGGGATCGCCGCTCGATTCGGCCAGTTGCTGCGCCTGCATGAAAGCGGGGTCTACGCCGTATTGGGCCGCGGCCTGCTGTGTCATTGCGTTATAGGGGGCCAGAACCTGCGCTTGTTTATCCTCCACAGGAAGAAACGCTGTGACAGGTATTTTCGGATTCTGGGCGACCCGTTGGCTTGGGTAGAATCTGGAGAGTTGTTCAGGGGCCAACGTCCCAAGGACGGCTTCGGGTTCCCTGTTGACAATCCCCATGCCCGCGGCCATCGCAATGTTTTTCTCGTATTCCACCGTCAGGGTTTGTTTTTGCTCCGGCGTCAAGTACGGCAGTTTTTGGATATTTTCCCAGCCACGGGACAGAATTTTCCCAGCGTCATTCGGAAAAAGGGCCGCCGTCTTGGCGTCGTTATCCATTGTTTTCAGAAGTTGGGTCTTGCTGTATTCCCCCGCCGTACTGGCTTGAAACGCAATGGCATGTTGCATCAATCCTGTTTGTATGGGGAGAAGCTGCTGCTGCAAATACTGTTGGGCTCTGCCCGACGGCGCAGAAAGACCTGTGTTCTCTGCGTCTTTCCGCATGGTTTCTTGGTACATTTCCGCGAACTTCGACCCATCAGGGCCGTATTGTTTGGCGAAATCAGGATCGGTTTGACGGGCTTGAAACTCTTGCGCCCATGCCAGTTGCTTTTCTGAGGCCGCCGTGGCCGCCCACATCCTGTCTTTTTCGTCTTCCAAACGGTCGAAAACAGAAGTAACGTTCTCAATGTTTTGCCCCAAACCCGCCACTGCTCCACCAACATCCGCTCCGAAGTCTTGGGCAGATGCTCGGGATTGCAGGCCCCCCGACGGGGTGGACGTGGTTTGCTCGATCGGACGAATACGCATGACGGTTATTTCTTTGAAGATTTGGATGTCGTGGTGGTGGTCGTTTTTGAGGACTTGGAACTGTTCACTTTCATGTTACTTTCTGGTGCCGTCTCTGTGGCTGTGGCCGGACGGGTCGTTGTATAGTACCCATAGGTTTGTGTCCCACCTTCGAGCAGTTGCCCCGCCGCGCTTAAATACCCAGCTTTCTTTGCGTTTTTGGCTTTGGCCCTATCGAGACTTGCTTGGTTCCGGTAGTTCATCGCCTCCAAACGACCTTGGTATTTTATGTTCTCCTCGTCAAGCGTTGCCATCGCGTAACTGTCCGCAAGAACATCCAAAGGCGATCCCTCCATGGTAACGCCCGAAGCCGCGTATCCGGCCCGTATATCCCCAACACGGCGATAGGTTTCCCGTTTATACCGAGCCACTTCCGCTGCCGCTTGCTGTTCCGCAATCACCGCGTTCTGTTCACTCAGACGGGCGTTGTACTTTGCGGCATTTTCTTCCGCTTTGGAACTCATCAAAGTCCCGCCAACCTTCGCGGCGGTAGCAATCGCAGAAAGGGCGGCTAGAAACGCAACCATGGTTTTTCCTTACACTGTTATCCTTGCACGTCCAGAACAGGCATGATCGCCAAAATGGTCATAGGAAGGGGTTGATCTTGTCGAAAATACATACGTCCCGAACGGGTGTAGCCTTCATTCCACAACAGTTCGCGAGTGTCGTCGTCCAGATACGGCGGGGGTTTCCCCAAGGGGTCCGACGTTTTCCGAAAGGTCAACGTGTCTAGTTTCTCAGATGATGGACCATATTTCAAGCCTAACGTTTGAAACACACGAAGCATGACTTTTGTGATCCGTTTCACCTTCCCTTGGGCCGTACCAGATTTTATATCCACGTTGATTCGCAAGGTCCATGCGTCGCTTAAATACCCGAGGCCGACGTGGACGACAGAGGCGGCACGGTCCAGTGTGATTGCGCCCCCAGACACAACCTTGTTGGGGTGCGCCGCCCCATCTGTGAGGATCGACACCGTAGCCCCTTCCAGCCACGTCAGGCCGGTTACGGTGGTGACAGGGGGTCCACTGTAAATAGCCCCTGAATCCACGAAAAACCGCTCCCCTGTTTCTTCTGAATTGATATGGAGATAACTCAGGTACTCGATAGATTTTGTCACCACACCCCCAACAGTGCGCGATACGACAGCCCAGAGTTGGTCAGCATTCCCCGCCGAGGAAGGAATGGTTGCAATACTTTCCACCTTGCTGTACGCCGCGCTGTAGATGTCTGTCAGTGCCCCGTCCCCGCCTAGGCGGTGTCTGGCCCAGCCAAGGACTTCTTGGGCCTTGTCGTAGGTGCAGGAAAGAAGGGTGCCATCTTGGCGTACGGCCCAGATAATCGACTGGGGTTCGGCTTGATAAGCCATGTCGACAATCCCGCCCACCGTGATATGCTCGGACAAAACAGAAAGATCGTCCGCTGCGTACCCGTCCACCTGCCAGTTATAGGCAAAGTCCCGAAGTTTACGCCCTGCGCGTTGCACCAACACCGCACCTTTTCCTGTTTGAACAGGGGCGATGTTCTTTGATCCATATTTTGTCACACGTTTGGCGGCAACGTTTGTGGGGGTCAAGGCTTCCCCCAAAGAACTTGGGGATATAACCCATTCCCCAGCGGCGGTACCCACCAACAAACCTTTGCTGTCCCCAACCATCCAGAAAATAGCGTTGACATCTGTTGCGTTCAACGTGAAAGATATTGCGCTGTTACTCGCCACAAGACCCGTCGGGTCTGTAGGGGCCATGTTTTCATAGTCAGAAGACTTCGACCCGCACACACGGTCCGGAAACCCAGGAGACCCCGCCAGCATTAAACGGTCCTCATAAAACGTCGCGCAAGACGGATAGCCGGTCGTCTCACTCCATAACCCCAGACGCCATAAAGTCGTCGCGCTCGAGCCGCCTAACGCGCTGTTCACAACGGCGGTCACAGATGTGGCACTTGTGTAGCCGGTGATTGTCGCGATCCCCCATGTCCCCGCGTGAAGCATACGCACCAACCGCCCTACGTCCGTGGGTACAAAAACGCCTGCGCTTGCGTTTATGGTAATCGTGCCGGTGGAGTGTGTAGGGTGCAAGGTTGTGGCTGTGGGGTTAATGGACAGATATGGCCCGTCAGCAAAAGTGATAGTGCTTAACGTCCACGAAATCGTGGAATTGCGGATCAATTTTCGGGGGGCGTATTTCGGGTGGGTAATATACAACGTGTCCGCGCTTTGCACAAAACGTAATCCCCCTAAGTCGGCTTCCAAATACGGGGTTGCCACTTCCACAGGAGTTCCTGGGGGATTTTCTAGCCGTCCCTCGTTACGGAAGAACCGGACGTATTGGTCCCCAAATTCCAGAATATATGCCTGTGTCGTGGAATACTCGAACCGTACAATGCGGGTCGTCTTGTTGGAGAATTTTGTTGGGGCCACAAACATTGTACCAGGGCGACGGGTCAACGGGCCGTGGATCAAAGGAATGAAGTTCAAACATTTTTTCAGACCGTTCTCATACGATCTTTGATCGACACGCCCTTCGATCAGCGGGGAAATCTCCCCCGCATTGGTATTGTTTTTTAAAGGACTGACATCGACCAATTTTAGTACCCCGCGTTTGTGGTTTCGGGGTAACTTACACCAACGATTCTGGAATCGACCCAAGAACTTTCGGACTGATCCTGCGCGATCCGTTCGTAGGCGTTGGCCCTCGCTGCGCGGCGCATGGACTCGACAAATTCCGCTTCGGCCAACTGGCGTTTGGTTGCGGATTGCGTGATCTTCTCCGCACCTTGGGCGGCCAGCTTACACGCAAAAACATCTATGAAACAATCGTCCATATCGTTCGGGTCTTCCAACATACGGATATACCGCAGGTACAACGTGTTTCCTTCGTTGGTGAGAATCTTTTTTCCTTCCACTACCCAGTCACTTTTTTTGGGGAGAATAGGCCGGATACAATCGGCGGGAAGTTGGAACTGATACAGATAGTCAAAAGCAGGCGCGGTGGACAAAGGGGCCAAAACCACACGGGCTAAAGCGCAATTCCAGTTATAGGACCGAAGCAACGCACGAAGGGTCGGGTTATAAAACGTATTCATCCACCGTGCAGATTCACTGTCTTGATCCAAGGCAACAATGAAATCTTCCCCTAATTTTCCAAGGCCACGGTTCACGATTTCTACTTGCGAGGTCATGACGGGGTGAACCTCTCACTAGGTGTTGGTGATAATCGAAATCTTATAACCTTGATTCTCAGGGATGTCAATGTATTCCACAGTGTTCGCGGGCAAACGTGCGTCAGCGGTTGTCGCCACTGGGGCTGTTCCCACCGCAAAAGAGACAATGCCGTCCGCCGCCAAACGCAAAAAGCGGGTGCTGGGTTGGAAAGACGCCGATACGCTTACCGCTGCGGTGTCTATAACTTGACTGGCTATGGGCGGAAATTCAGGAAATTGATTCGGACCTTTTGCGTCGGTCCCACGTGTAACCAATTCCGAGATATACAGTTTTGCCATAAATCATCTCCTTACGCAGGCGGGAACGGACGATCAGCGATATAATTGTATAATTGCTCTATACCTATCAAAACGTCCATTTTGGTTAAGGCGGCGGTCCCGCCGTTCAAAACAGTCGCCCCAAATTCTACGGACAACTCAATAGCGGTGGTCACGGTAGCCGCTCCAACGGCTTCGGTGACTTGGTTATCTTGGTTGCCTAACCCAGTGGTGATACTATAACGACGAACAGGCATGACAGTTCCTCTTCTTTTGGCGTTTGTGGCTGGGTGCCCACGGAATCCGCAAGCACCCTAACCAAGGTCTTATTGACGGCTAAAATAGAGATCGACCACAAGGGTTCCGGAGGTGGGCAAACTCGCAACACCAACCGCAACTTGGATCAACTCGTCCGCTGCCAAAGCCGCTTGTGTCCCAACCGCTGTGGCAACCCCAAACAGGGTGGGGGTGTCCGTTGCGGTGAATACCGCAGCAGCACGGTATTTACCGGTTGTTGCCGCCGTACCAATAGCGATTGTGGATGTTCCCAAGGATACCGAAGACGTTAGAATCCCGTAAGCAAAAGCATAACCCGCAGGAACTTGAGCCACGATGATCTGGTCAGCAGTCGTGATCGCAGGGGATGCAAACACAATGGTTCCACGGAACCGTTGCATACGCGCCCCATAACCCGCGTTGGATTGCTTTACAACCGGTAACGCCGCAATGTTGGCGGATTCAGATGAGTAAAATAGAGCCATGAGAACCTCCTAGGCACAAACGATTTGGACAACTTTTTTCTCTTGCAAACGTGTTCCGCCGTAGGTTCCAGTCACCATAACCTGAGTGGCGTTTCGTTTGTCTCGCCGTGGGCCAACATCAACCACCAAGTCAGACCAGATACCCAAGGCCATGCCGGATTTTGCCCAGACAGGAACAAGGCGTTGGTTGGTACCGTTGACAAGCGAACCTGTACCACCCACTGTGGCGGCAGCCCCGTATGCCGCGGCGTCTGTAAATTCCACGTGAACAAAGTTGATCCCAAGGAACCGTTGGATAATACCTTCCTTCAAAACGGCGGCGCCTTCATTGAAATCCGAACTTACGATTTGGACTTCACTTAACAGACGGTCGTGGTCAGCAGCAGTGACGGCGCAATAAAGAGGATCGCGTTGCAGGTCCACACCGGCGGCCATAAGCAAACGACGAGCCTGTTTCAGCTTTTCCACGTTCAGACCTGTGGCAGCACTGGCCCCCACGGTTGCCGCAATGGTTTGGCCCCCAGGGAAGGCGGTGCTTGTCGTACCGTTTTCACCAGACCGTGAAGCACTGTAAAAGGCCATCAGGATTTCTTCGTCCTGAGCCCGACGCATAGCGTCAATGGCGTTCTGCGCGTAATAGACCTGCGGGTCGATCATCATACGCAGTTTGTCTTGATCGTCAATCAAGTCCGCCCAGTCGTAATCGTTGGGGTAAAGCCAACGCGCATCGTGCGGGGTACTGATTAAAGGTGTGTCGGCGTGACGCGACATGTTCTTGGTGGGACGAACAGCACCAATTTGCTCGCGCACCTTGACAGCTTTTCCTGTCAAACCGCTTTCAATAGTAACGCACTCAGACAGTCGACCGCCGCTTTGTTGCAGCAACATTTCGACGTTGGCTTTGTACGTCTGAATCGAGGCAATAGGGATATCATAGGACATAGGTTGGCTCCATTATGTTGATTAAGTGACAACAGTTTTGGGCCTTGTCCGACTCGAAATCGGGGGCCGTGAGATTCTCTGTCTTCCCAGAGTTGCCCACGGGCAGCCACACTTTCGTGTGGTGTTATCCGTTTTTAGTCAAAAGTCACTTGCCTGTTTTGTTCTGTAACGCCGAAGAAGACGATACCGCTTGATTGGTCGGAACCATTCTGTTGGATTTACTCTCTTCTTCCGGCGTTGTAACAGAAACCGGAGTGCCTTCTGTAAAGACAGTGTAGTAAAGTTTTTTATACATGGCAATAATTTTTTCAACATCATTGTCATGGACCCGCATTTGGATTCGCTCGGCCAATTCTAAACAGCGGATACGGGCTTCTGTGTCGTTCATCATACAGCTTTACCCGCGTGTTTCTGGGTTTGGAGATAGTGATGTCTTTCCACGGCTTCTTGGTGACGGGGGTGGTTTTTTGTCACCCACGCAGTTCTCATTTCTGGGTCATTGTAAAATCTATTGAGTTCTTCTTGCGCATCGTAAGGGGTCAACGCATTGTTATCAGCATTTCCAACAAACTCGTGTTCTCCCATGGCTTCGGCAATCGCGTTAAAGTGCTGCATGACTTGCCCGTAACCCATGACAGATTGCATGGCGTCGATGGCTTCGGGGCTAACACCAAAGGCTTTGGCAGCGGAAGATGCTTTCGCCACACGGTTATCATAAGCCGCGCCCCACTGTTGCCGCAACGCGGCGTCTTCTTGGGCCGCTCTTTGGGCGGTTACCAAGGCATCTTGCTGGGTTTGTGCCGTCGCAAAGTCAACCCACGCCTTCCCAAGAGCGTTGGCTTGTTTCGCTGTCAACCCGTTTCCGTGGAATGTTTCCCGTGCCCACTTGTCAAATTCAGCGTCGACACCTTCTTCGGCGGTAAAACCCAGATCGTAATCTGTTGCTTTTGCAGGGCGACCCAAACGCTCGTAAAACGCATCTCGTTTGCTCGCGGCTTCCGGATTATCAAAATCAGGCAGTTCAACCGTTCTCCCTGCCTTTTCAGCCCCTACCAATTTTTCAAGGCTTTGGTACTGCCGGAGAATCGTCGGCAAGGCTTCCGTCGTGTCGGTGCGGTGATAACCTTTGTTAATGGCAAAATCTTTCAAAGCCGTGTCTGAGATGCTTTCGATCCAGTGTGGGGGTTGGGCCGCAGGAGCGGGGGTGGAAACTACAGAATCCGCAGGTGTGGCTGTCATTTCTTGGGTCATAATACAAAAGTCCTTTTGTTTAGTTTTAACCCCTGCCGGTTATTCGGCGCGGGTGTAGAGTTGCCAGAGTTGTTCGGATGATAGGTTCAGATGAACTTGGATTCGTAACCAAACTTCTCTTCGCCCTTCCAAAACTGCGCTTGCCCTGTCAGAATCTGGGCGAAACGTGGTTTCGTGAGCGCGGCAAAACTTAGCCAGATCGGCCAAGACTTTTTCCCCGTGGGGAGTTTCAAAGGTTCGGCGATAATCAATCTGTCGGCCAAACAGAAATTCTTTGGTTTTTTCGAGAAACGTTCGCGTCATGCAGCACTACCGGTTGTTTTAAGGATCGAAGCAATAGCAGGAGCAGCATCCGCCATCTGCTGTTGCTCGGCAGCGGATTGACGATTTTGACGGATGGACTGGACTTCTTCCAGGGATCGTAACCATCTGGCCGGAACGGCTTGGATGTCTGCGATTTCGGGCATAGCCACATCGACGTTCAGCCAGTCCAAAGCAGCGGGGTCTTGCGTGGCTTGGGATACGTTGATCGCTGTCTCCAAGGTCCGCATAAAACCTGATGCTTCTTCGGCTTGCATCGAACGGGAAAGGGGGGATTCGTAAATGATTTCAAACTCCCCACCGGCTTCCACCAACTCGGGCGGCATCGGGGGCAACACGCCCTCCCGTTGGAGGATGTCGAGTTCTCTTTCGATCAATGGGCCAAGGCACTCGCTTTGCTGTCTCCCCATCATCGGGGCCAACAAAGCTGCTTTTTCCTTAACGCGCTCCATAACTTCCGTGGCTGTCATCTGGGGGGTTTCCACCAAAATCTGAAACAACGTCACCCAGAAACCTTCGTTAATGATGGAACGCTCGTCTTCCATCAAGTCTTTCCCGATAACCAAATTGGATGGACCATCCAAAGGCTGTACAAGTTTCCGACCTTGAGAATC